CTGATGTTCTTGTTGAATGTAATCTTAATATTACTTCTAAGAGTAGCATTGCCTGTATTTGTAGTACAATATTCAACGCTGACAACTTCTAAAGGAACGTCGGTTCTAAAACCCCAAGACTTGGCTCTTGACTTTCTATCTGGTAATGCAGGTGTAGTAGTTGACTTGTCACAAACAACGGTAGTTCCGACAGGAACATCGGTTAAAAGTATTCCACGTGGACTGCTGACATCATAATACTTGCCTACTTCTAATCCAGTAATTGTACCAAAGTCTACGGTCCAATTACCATTGTCTTCTGTAATGGTTGCACCACTTACGCTTAGACTAGCAACATTACTCTGTGTTTGTCTATCTTTGATAACAACACTACCACTACCCTTCTTAACCTTCTGATTAAAAGTATAGATTAATTTTTGTGAATTAGAACAAATTGCACTACCAGGTGTGTAGGTAAAATTAACATCTGTTCTAACACTAGCATCACTGGTTAAACCGTCTGTAGGAATTGCTGTTGGACTTATTGAAGATAATGAGTATGCTGTTCTTGGAGTTTCACTGGTACTAAATGTCCAAGTAGTTGCATTATCAACTTGAGCATTTTCGCAGGTACAACTTGTGACAATACCTTCGTCCCAAATAACATAATAGTCTTTGCCTGGGGTTCTGCTTGCAAATGGAATTTCAATAACATCGTTATGAATAATACAGGCAGCAATGGCTTTAGTATCTTCTAACTTGCCATCTGTGCCGTATAGTTTAAAACTACCTGTACCTTTAACCAATGGTGCTGCCAATCGAATGGCAGCATTTGAATTTGTTGAGTATAAAAATCCAGTACCTGCAAATACTCGTTTTACACGACCCATAGTAGGTGTAAGGGGTCCTTCACCATCTGGATCTGTAGCAGTACCAACACCTGTGGCTGTAAATTTAGTGCCGACATTATTGTCAGTTGCACCAATAGCAACAAAGTTAGTTGTGCCAGCAGTGGTTATTTCGTATTCTTTTCCAACCACAATTGCCGAGGCTAAAATATTTGTTGCCGGTGCAGAAGCAGTAAATGTTGTACCAACGGTATTTGCACTAGCACCAATGGCAGTAAAGTCTGCTGTGCCAACTGCCGCAATTTTATAAGTTGTTCCAACACTATATGACGCTGCCGCAATACCTGTTCTTTCGGGTGTGCCTGGCGTAATTGAAAACTTTAAAAAATAACTTCCGGTATATGGTACACTAGAAGTAGATGGGCAAAGATTACCTAGACTAAAATTATTTGATGGTAGTGTTTGATTAATAGATAATATGCAAGGTGTTGCAGGAATTACTGCAGGAGGCTCTACCGTAAAATCGCAGTCAATACAATCACTTACTAATCGCCATTTGCTTTGTTCGGCATCCCAAGCAAGTACATCTTTGTCCTTTGTTCCGTCTTTTAATTTGACTTCAACATCACCACTACCACTGGCTTCAACAGGACCGATAAAGTCTATGCTTGATGTTGTAGCACCAAGACTGCTACCATCCGCTTTAATGGCTAAGTCTGCGGCAACAACCAAATCTCCAGCGGCTGCATCACCAACTAAGTCAATGCCTGTTAGGTCCTCAAACTCTTGGAAAATTCTATCAAATAAACTGCCAGTACTACCACTTGGGAATAAATCACTTAACTTGCTCAATAATTCAACTAATGCCAATGCACCAAGTAGTCCGCCTGTGCTGTTAAATGCTTGAGTGTTAGCATCAATGGCATTAGTGACTTGCACTGGAGCAAACTCAACTAATCCGCTGATATTACTATATCCACCAACTGCGGCAGCATTAAAGCCACGTGTTTTAACATAGAAGTTGCCTGCGTTAGGAATATATTCTAATGTCACATTGGTGCCGGATGTATAAACACCACCACCTGCTGGGCGTTTAATACCGATTAAGGTATATGAGCGATTAGCATCATCGGGGATACCAACGTCTGTAGTTAACCAGAATTCCAAACCTTCAACAACACCTGTTGGGGCTGTGGAAGTAATCTCTGTTCTAGGACGAGCATCTTGTTCAATCTTACTAACTATAGGGGTTCCTGGAGTTCCAATGCTACCAATAGTGACAATGCCGTCTGCTGTAGAACGAACAAAGCGATATAAGTCAGCAATGCTGTAGACATTGACATTGTATTGTAGAGCAGTGATATCCATAATCAATGCACCACCGTCGTCTTGCACTTCGTTGATGGTTATGATACGGAACTTTTCATTAGTAAAGCCAAAGCGGCTGTTAGTGACATCGATGATATCGCCAGCCTTGAGATTGTACTTGCCAAAGTCTGTTTCAAACTTGATAATCTTGTCTAAGCGACTTTGTTTAAGTTCAATCAATCCTAACATCTGTGCCTGGATAGGCTCGTTAATAATGTCGTAGGAAATGTTTAGAACATTGTCTTCTTCGTTGGTGTTGCGACTAAATGGTGTCCAATCACTAGGAATACTTGATGTTGGTACTGCTATGTTATAGTAGTCAGCACTATCACGAAGTTCTCTATGTGGAAACTCCACTTTAGTAGAGTTGTATAAGTCTTGTAAACCAGTACCGCTTAGGCTGATACTGCCAAGAATATTTGTGTCGTTAAAACTTGCAACACTTGAATCACTCTTGTTAATAACAATGCCCCATTTACCATCGTGTGCATCATAACTTAACCAGGAAGCAGCCGCTGATAGAATCTTTTCAGCATTTTCTAACACTGGTTTGGCTGTGTCTAATAAGCCGTTAATCTGATATCTATCTGCTAGAGTGGCAGCACCAGAGGGACTATCGTAGGCAACACTTTCTTGTGAGTAGGTGTTTAATGCAGTAATGTCAGCACTGATAATATCGCTGCCACTTATGCCTGCACCGTAGGTTGTGCTGGTTAGGTAATCATATAATACATCGCCTGGATATGTCAATGAGTTAGAAACTTGGAACAACATATCGCCAAGTCCAGTGACATTTTTTTCACGATTGTAGTCTACGCGAACAAGAGCAAACACCAAATTGTTCATTGCGTGTGTGCCGCTGGTCCAGTTAGGGAATAGTGTTTCAGCGTTTGCTGGGGCTGTACCGGAATAGCCACTTGGTAATTGTCCAGCAGTTCTTCCACCTGCGTAGAAATAAATCTTAACTAATCCGCTTAGACTTCTATCAACAATACCGCCACTATCAACGGTATAGTTTACGGTAATACCATCACTATTGAATACTACTCTTTGATTATTCCAATAGACATTGTTAAATGTGTAAGAACCTGTGGCTGTTTTTTCTGTAAGAACAATGCTGTACCACATTGTCTTATTGGCATTAGTCATTGCGGCGTCTGTGATGTTCCCGCCAAAGAAAGCACTACCATACAACACTGGTATCTTGGAACTGGCATTAGGTTTAACCTGTAGCCTTACTCCATTGTCAATGTTAGAAGTGGCACCTGGATCATTGCCTTTGTTTGCGTTCTTGCTTAGTCTATTGACAGCATAACCTAAGATTGCTGTTCTGGCTAAGCCTGAAATAATGCTGTTGCCTGTTAGGAAACCAACCGCAGTCTTGCCAACGCTTAATATACCATCTAAGAAACTCATTGCGGTGCTCCAAAGTTAAAGTTAGACTTCTGTAGTGGTAGCACTCGTGCCATATCACCGCTGGGGAAGTCTGCGGCATTTGTTCTTCTGCCTGTTATTTTATTTGACAGCATTTCAACTACACTAGTCACGGTAAGTGTTAATGTCACGGTGCCTGTATCACTGCCCATATCTAAATCATCTGTGATATCATAGTTGGCTACTACACCTTGAAACTTACCTGCAGGGTTGCCCGAGATACTTAATAATTCGCCGGTATCAACATTAAAGAAGCCGCGATATATTTTACATTCACTACCTTTAACACGATTGTTTAAAATATCAGTGACGTTGGCTGTGGGAATGCCGCTGATTGAAATAGTCACATCGCTAGGACTGGCTCTTAGTGTATCTTCAGTATTGCTAACTGCTAATAGTTGTCCCAATCCTGTATAACTTGTACCTGCAATGGTATAATTTTTATGATAGTCGCTGAATGTTAAAACACCGTATCCTGGAATGTCTAGTTTAACAAATAGGTTAGTTTGTATTGAGCGATATGAACTTAAATCAATTGCCATTAGATAGCCTCCGCAAATACAAACGGACCATCCCAACTAATTTGATCTCTGGCAAACATTGTCCATTTAGGAAACTGAACGCAGATTACATTCCATACTACATTAGGACCTACTTTAAGTGTGTAGGTTCCGGCTGCTTCTCTTACTGGACGATTAACGGTAATACTTGTGCCATTGTAAGCAACGTCATTTACCACGGTATAAACACTACCACTGGATCCTACTTGAATAAAGTCTCCTGCCTTAAAGCGATATTGTCCTGAACTTAGTCCACTGGCACCGCCTGTAATAGTCAATGTATTGCCGCTACTATAAGAAACGGTGACGCCTGTTATGTTAGATAGATTGCCTTGATAGCCACTGATCCAACTATGCCCAGCATTGTTAATCTGAATCTGTGATACCGTGTTTCTGTCAATGTAATTCATTTGTTCAATAAGTGGACGGAATGTAGTCCAGGCTAAGCCACTAGGCATAGTGACTTCAAACTCCCATATCTGTCCACCCAGGCTTGTTGACTTAACGGTGCCATCACGGCTGGTAGTCTGTGCTACCTTCTTACGGCAATTTATGCTAATCTGCTCTGCATAATCTATTACGGTTTGATATTCTGTTGTCATATTCTCTTACCTTCTTGTCGCAGGAACCCCACGAGCACCTTGTTGTGTCACAGCATAGATAAATCCAGGATCTGCGGCAACCATCTGTTTGAAACTCATTGCATCTACTGCATTGATATTGTAGACTACATTGGTAGTACCCATTCCTAGTTGTTCATTAGGAGTCACGTTTCTACCGGCAGCACCACTAATTAGTTCAGGACCACGTTCACCTACAATAACAGGACCGTTAGTAGGAATAATACCACCATTGGCAAATCCTAATAGATTACCAATACTGCCAAATAACCCTGATCCACTGCTACCTTGACGTCCACCAATGTTGAATATTTGTGCCATCAACTGGCGTACTTGACTGCGTAGTAAGTCTTCAAGAATGCTATTGATAAAGCCCTTGAATTCAAACTTACCAGTCTTGGCAAAATTAACAATCATATCTTCCATTCCGCTTGTGACTTTCTGGAATATTTGTTCTGCTTGTTTGGCTGCGTTAGTAGCATCATCTGTAAAGTCATTTAATGCTTTCTTCCAACCTGTTGAGAACTTACGGCTTTCAGAATTTGCTTCACGCTGTTTAGCAATGAGTTCTTCAGTACCGGCAATGGCTGTGTCATAATAGGCTTGTGCTTCTGCGGCACTTAATTTACTACCACGACGTGCTTCTTCTGCTTCAACCTCTGCTTTGGCACGAGCCTTGGCTGCTTGAAGAATATCGTATTCTTTCTTCTGCAATTCGTTCATTGTTAGTTTTGCAGTATCATCCATAACTTTCTGCAAATCGTTTTCTAACTGAATTCGCTCTTTAATGCCAAACTTTTCAAAATTATAAGCCTGCTGTGCTTTTGTTAGTTCATCAGTGGCTTTTTTAAGTTTATCTACACCTTGGAAGGCTGCGGCATAATAAGAGGCTACTTCTTCAGGGCTTAGTTTTTCTTTACGTCTTGCTTCTTCAGAGGCAATGGCGGCTTCGGCACTTTTTTGTGATGCCGCTTCTAACTTATTGTATTCTTGTATTAAAGTAGGCAATCCTGTATTAGCAATCTCAAGTTGAATATCTTTTAATTTATTAGTGTTGTCGATTAGACTTTGTACGCTGAATAAATTTAGTTGATTAGCATTTGTTTCAGATACTCTTGCTGATACTAACTTTTCAATACTGCCAACTTGATCGTCATAAGATTTTTTTAAATTGTTTTGTGCCGCTTCAATCTGCTTGATTGAGTTCTTGTCACTTTCGCTACCGCTCTTACGCTTTTCTTCAAGTTGCTGTTGTAGTTTTGTGGCTTCTTGATTGTATCTTATTTCTGCCTCAAGAAGTTGTTCTTTCAACATCTTCTGGCGTTCGCTCATTCTGATGCTGTCAGTTTCTAAACTAAACTTCTTATTGGCTTCGTCATTTTGTGTCTTGTAGGCTTTGACTAACTGATTTAAAGCATCAAGTTCTTTTTGTAGTGCGGCTTGAACTTCACGAAGTCTTTCAGCCTTGGCTTTTTCTGCTTCTGCGTGTTTTTCAGCAGTGGCTGCGGCTGCTTCTTGCTCTTTACTTGTCTGACTGATTAAACCTAATGACTTTGCTGCCTTTTCTGCCCAATCAACAAGACTGGATCCAGTAATCATTTCAACAACACCATTTAGTATTAACAATGCAGAAACAATCTGTCCAATAATTGGTAGGAATCTAACAAAGGCACCCGCCAATGCTCCAAAGATTGTTCCAAGTTTTGTCAGCCAACCTGTCAGATTACCAGCACCAAATGTCATTGCTGACATTGCCGATGTCAATAGATACCAACCATTTGCCGCTTTTTGTATAGCAGAAGTAGTTCCTGTTGCGGCTAAGGCAAGTTTTCCAAAACTCTGTCCTGTTGAACTGGCTAACATTGCCATATTTGCCAATGGCGTTAGCACTTTAGAAACCACCATTATAGAACCTAAGGCAATACCAAGATTAACAATAGTCTTAATGAAAGTTTCTACTGCTCCTTTATTTTCTAAAATAACATTAGCCAATTCTGAAATAGGTTGAAGTGCGGCTAATAAACTTGTTTTTAGTGTGCCCTGTGCGTTAGATAAGTTCTGACTAGTTTCGCCTGCGGCTTCAACAGCCTTGGCTGTGCCGTACATTTTAGCAGTGACAGCATCTAAGTCCCCAGCCACTGCTTGTAAATCAACAGCACGGAACTCTTTACCAAATAGTTTTACGCTGGCTGCTGTGCTTTCTCCACCTTTGCGTAGATTTTCAAAACCTAATACGGTTCTACGCAGTAAATCTTGTTCAGATAATGTGCCTAATTCATCAAGGCTAATTCCTAACTTTAAGAAAACATCTTGTAGTTCTTTGCTACCGCCTGCGGCACCGTCAACGGCTTGAACAAACTTGCCAACAGCATTAACAGCACCATCAAATGTTCCACCATTAGCGGCTACTGCCTTTTGAAATCCTAATAAAGATTGTGTGCTGATTCCTGTGGCTGCTGCCATATCTGTTAAGGCATTGGCAGCACTATAAGCGTTGGCAACAAAACTACCAATGGCTAGTCCGGCAAAAGCATTTCGCAGTTTAGCAAAGTTGTCGGTAGTTTTACCTAACGAGTCTTGTAGTTTGTTTAAAGCCTGCTCTGCTTGAGTAGAGTTTATTCTAATGTCATATGTATTTGTAGTAGCCATTTATCGCCCCATAATCTTATCTAATCTTTTGCTCAGCCATTTCTCCCAGGGTTTAGTCATACCGTCTGGGGCTTGCTTAGAATAACCTTCATCAAGACGTTGAGCATACGCATAGTTGGCATTGATAGTGTCTCGTCCTTTGAGTTTAGTTTTACGACGAGCGTTTCCTTTATCAATAGGAGTTAGACTGACATATTCTTGTAGGGCTTCTTTAGGTAAGGCGGCTAATTCTTTTTTAATTTGTTTTAAGTCTGATGTAATACCATCCTTAATATCAATCTTTATTTCCATTAGCCGCTCCTTTTTGCTTTACCCTTTCAATCATTGCCAATAATTCTTTCTGACTTGGCTGACTTCTTGATGTTTTCTGTGTCGCAGATTCTTTACCTTCTGCTAAATCGTTTTGATATTTAACCCATTTGGAAGCCACATCTAATACATACAAATCAAATGTATCACTGCGTTCCATTGCTTCGTGGGGCAGTATTTTGTATGTACTTGCGAGGTTATGTAAGGAGAGTATCATAACGATTTCTGGGCTCTCCCAATCAATATCCCCGCCTGTTATTTTCCCAATGCTTCAACAATTTTTGATATTGAAGCAATTAAAACCTTACTAGGCAACATAATCTCATCTTCAATGATAGACTTGCCTTCCTCATTTAGAATAAGTTTTCTAACAATATCTACCATTGCTGCCATATTATTTTGATCAATGGCTGCTAACTTCATAAAAACGTCAAGTGGTTGTCTGTCCCAAGTATAAAACTCAAGAGGTTCACCGTATTCTTTGACAATATCTTCATCGTCAAGAGTTAGTTTAATAAGTTGGGGTTTTGCTGCCAGTTGTGATAATTTCATCTTTTAATCTCCTTGTCTATCAATCAATGTGTGCAGGACTAGATTGGCAAATCTAATTCTACTCTGTGCCTTTTCAATATCGCCTTTGGCACATTTAATCTCATTGCTGGCTTTGGCTATCTCAGCAATAAGGCTTTCTATAAGTTCTTTGTCACTCTTTTTATCTATGACATCCATAAATCTTTCTTCCTTTGTATTTATAAGTTGGTAAAAGAATAGGGGCTAAAATGCCCCTATTCAGT